AACGACCGAGCGCTGCGGGTGGTGCTCAACGAGTTCCGACGCCGCCTGGAACAGCTGCAGTTCAGCGTTTACGTCCATCAACTCTGCCGTCCGGTACGTGCCGCGTGGATGGACATGGCCGTTCTGTCGGGTGTCCTGGTGCTTGACGATTACGCGCAGAAGCGTCGCCAGTACCTGCGTACCCGCTGGGTTCCACAAGGCTGGGCCTACATCCAGCCGGTTCAGGACGTGCAGGCACGGCGGATGGAAGTGCAAGCCGGCTTTTCCTCGCGTAGCGAGATGGTCTTGCGCACCGGCTACGACGCCGAAACGGTCGATCTGGAAAACGCTGCCGATCTGGCCCGGGCCACAAAACTGGGCCTCAACTACAACACCCTGGATGCCGTCGAAGACAACGACGACAAGGAGCAACCATGAGCAAGAAAGCGCGACCGCGCGTTTACAACCGAGCTGGGCAGCGGGTGCAAGTTCAGGACAAAACCTGGTACGCACTACAAGCCAGTGGCGAGGCGTCGGAGCGAGTGATCGAAGTATTCGTCTACGGCGAGATTGGCACATGGGGCATCACCGCTAATCAGTTTGTTCAGGATCTACGCGCCATGGACGACGGTGTGTCGCCGGTGATCGCCGCGTTCAACAGTATCGGCGGTGACCTGTTCGACGGGCTGGCCATACACAACGCGCTTTCGCGGCTGGGCGAACGCTGCACCGGTCGGATCGACGCGTTGGCAGCGAGTGCGGCCAGCGTGGCAGTGTGCGGTGCACACCGTGTAGTCATCGCTGCGAACGCCATGTTGATGATTCATAACCCCTACACCTACGCAGGCGGGGACGCTGAGGACTTTCGCCGGGTCGCTGATGTGCTGGATCAAACCTTGGAGGCGATCATTGCGGCCTATAAGGCCAAGGCGCCCGACATCGACGACGCGGAACTACGGCGAATGGTTAATGCAGAAACCTGGCTGACTGCCAATGAAGCATTGGCTCTCGGTCTGGCTGACGAAGTCGGCGACGGCATCAAAGTCAAAGCATGCCTCGGGCAAGGCGCGGTGCTGCAGCGATACCAGCACGCTCCGGCTGAGCTGGTGGCGCAGCTCGACGAGCCACCTGAACCGGATCCCGAACTCGAACCTGTCGATCCGCCGCTGGTGTCGCCTGTAGTCGACTCGACCAAGTTGGCATTGATGATCACTCAGCGCTGCACGGCGGCGGGCATCAGCAACCTGATCGAGCCGCTGCTCAAGTCCACCCAGCTTGAAAGCGAAGAGATCGTTTTAGCCGGTCTGGCACGCGCCAAGGCGGTCAACGACCTCTGTGTGGCCGCCCGGCTGCCGGAATTCAGCGCCGAGTATGTCGCGGCAGGTCTGGATGCGGCTGCGGTGCGGGCGCGTCTGTTCGACAAGATTGTCACCAGCGGAAAAGGCTTTGAAATCGACAACAGCCTGCCACTGGACGATGACCCGGCACCTAAGGTGCAAGCCAAGAAAATTGATCAGCCATCTATCTGGTCGGCTCGCCAAGCTGCCCAGACAGGTAAATCTCATTCCGCAACAGGAGCAAGACGATGACGATCCAACGAGAGCCGATGCATGCAGGCGAATTTCTCCTGTCCGAAGCGGCTGGCACCATTTCCCGCGAGGCAATTAATGTCGCTGCCGGCCCTGCGTTAGAGCCGGGGCAGATCCTCGGTTTAATCAGCCTGACCGGCGAATTCGCCCCCTACAACCCAACCGCTGAGGACGGCAGTGAAAACGCTATCGCCATTCTTTACGGTCCACTGGGTGAGTCGGACGTGGTTCGACGCGGTCGGGCCGTGGTGCGGCTGGCCGAAGTCAGCGAAGCGCACCTGACCGGCCTGGATCCGGCAGCCGAGAAAGCGCTGGCCACCCACTTCCTGATCGTCCGCTGAAGGCGATCGCCACCAATTATCCAGCCCGCCCTGTGCGGGTTTTTTGTTTTCTGGAGATAGCTTCATGGCTGACATTGAAATCTTTAACGACGATGCTTTTTCGGTCTCTTCGCTGACCGCCGCCATCAACGAACAGGAATACCTCCCGGGCCGCATTAGCAGCCTCGGTCTGTTTCAGGAGGAGGGCATCACCACCCTGACGGTCCAGATCGAAAAGGACGGCGACACCCTGGCCCTGGTACCAGCTGGTGAGCGTGGTACATCCGGTTTGGTCGTCGGTGGCAGCAAGCGCAACCTGATCCCGTTCAACACCGTGCACCTGCCGCAACGCTTCGCTATCAAGGCCGATGAGATCCAAGGTATTCGCGCCTTCGGCACCCGTTCGGAACTGCAAGCCGTGCAGGACGTGGTCAACAAGCGTTTGGGTAAAGCTCGTCGACAGCTCGACGCTACGCACGAATTCCAGCGCATGGGTGCGCTGAACGGCCAGATCCTGGACGCGGATGGCAAAACCGTGTTGCTCGACATTTACAAAACGTTCGGTGTGACCCGCAAAAAAATGTCCATGGAACTCAACAATCCTGACACGGAGTTTCGCGTTAAGTGCGGTGAAGCGCTGGATCTGCAGGAAGAACAGCTAGGCAGCATTACTAGCAGTGGTTCGAGAGCGTTTTGCGGCAAGAATTTCTGGAATCAACTCCTGAAGAACGTAAAGGTGAAGGAGACTTTCCTCAACACCCAGCAAGCCGCAGCGTTGCGTGGTGATGCCCGTGAAAGCTTCGAATTCGGCGGCATTGTCTGGGAGCGATATCGCGGCAAGATCGCCGGTGTGTCGTTCGTCCACGACGATAAAGCACTGCTGATTCCCGAAGGCGTACCAGATCTGTACATCTCGGTGTTTGCACCGGCTGACTACATGGAAACAGTCAACACCGAAGGCGTACCGTACTACAGCAAGATCGAACCGATGCCATTCAACAAAGGCATGGTGGGCGAGGCTCAATCGAACCCGCTGCACCTATGCACCCGACCGCTGGCGCAGATCCTGCTGGAGCTCTGATCATGCGCTTTCGCGATCTGATCGCCGAGGTCGACGCGGTGGTGTTCGAAACGCTGGGCGACACCGCACGGATCGAGGGTCGCGACGAGCCAGTGTTCGGCATGTTTGCCGCGCCTTGGCTGCAACCCAAGTTCGGCAAGCTCAACACCGGGTTGCGCGAGCCGCGCTTCGAGATCCGTGTCAGCGATTCGCAAGGTCTGGAGCAGGGCATGCTGGTCAGCGTCGATTTGCCTGCCTTGGATGGTGGTGGTGACTACGACCTGATCCAGCTCGAGCCGAGCGGCGACGGCCTGGTCGCCCTGATTCTGAGGTTGCGGCCATGAGCGTCGGCAGCTATTTCAAACCCTCGGCCGGGGGCGGGATGATCTCCATCCAGTCCTCGGCCGCAGATTTTCAGGCGTTCCAGGACTTTGCCAAGGTGGTGCCGAAAGCGGCGGCTGCGGCGCATCGGCGCGCAATCAACAAGACGCTGGGCTGGTTGCGCACGCACATTGCCCGAGCCGTCAGCCGGTCAGAGCGTATTGCTGTTGCAGCGGTGCGTCAGCGGTTGCGCAGCTATCCGGTTTCCGGCGGTGCCGCGAGCGGCAAACTGTGGTTCGGGTTGAACGCCATCGAATCCAGCCGGATCGGCCGGGCGCGGCAGACCGGGACCGGTGTGTCGGTGGCGGGGCGGCGTTACCAAGGGGCTTTCCTCAAGAAGGTCTACGGCAACAAACCCGACATCTGGATCCGCACAGCCAGCAAGCATTTCAACGGGGACGATTACCCGGACAGCACGGTCTCTCCCGGTCGCGGGCCGAGTTCGGGCTGGGTCGCCGAACACGGCAGTCGTTTCCCGCTGGCCAAAGCCAAAGTGTCGCTGGAGCAAGCCCGGCCGCATTTCGACAGCTGGGTCAAAAAGGCAGATGAGCGTCTGCTGGAGATTCTCAAGCAGGAACTCAACTTTGAGCTGCAGAAATACCTTAAGAGGATCGGCAATGTCTGACGAACCGTTCAGCCTGGACCAGCTTTATCGGGCGGTAGAACAGCATCTGCGTACCCACTTGCCTGGCGTTCAGGCCGTCACAGCCTGGCCAGACATTAAGGATCGCGTGTTGCTGCCAGCGGTGTTTCTGGAGGTGGCCGAGATCGAGCCGGGTACCGATATCGGCACCGGCGAAACCTCGCTGGTCTGCAAGTTCGAGGCTCGGATCATTGTTGACCCGATCAAGCCGCACCATCATCAACAGGCCGTGCAATTGGCGACCCAGTTGGCGGTGCTGCTGCGTGCGCAGACGTGGGGGTTGGCAGTTGAACCCGCCGAGTTTGTGCAATCGCTGCAGGACTGGACCCAGCCGCACCTGGATGGATACACCGTGTGGCTGGTGGAGTGGACTCAGCAAGTCTATCTCGGCCCGGAGGAATGGCTCTGGCCTGACGAGCCGCCGGGCATGTTGCTCATTGGATTCAACAACGATGCCAAAGAGGACTTTGTCCCTGCGGAGAGTGTGTGAGTAGCTATGCGAGTGCCCAGCATGACCGCATGATCGCGGGGGCGGTCAAAGCTTGCTATGTGGTCGCGCTGGATCTGTCCGCATCGCCGCCGGTGTGTCGGGTGTCCGATGGCAGTGATTGGGTCAGCGCCTGGGTGCGCTGGCACAGCATCGCGGCGGGCAAGGCTAGGCATTGGCGGGCGCCGTCCATGGGCGAGCAGGGCAGTTTGATCAGTCCCAGCGGCGACGTGTCGCAAGGCACGTTTGTCCCGGGCCTGTACGGGAATGCCGGACCGCCGCCGGACAATCGCGATCACGTCGAGGTCTGGCGGTTCGATGATGGCGGCTCGCTGGTCTACGACTGGCAGAACAAGTCCTACACCATCACGCTGCCGAGTGGCACGGTGACGATCAAGGTCGGCGGCACGGACGTCGTCGTAACGGATAGCGCGGTGACAGTGAAGTCGGGAACGATCGATCTTGAGGCCACTGTGAACATCAAAGGCCCGGTCAACATTGATGGCGCGTTACGCGTAACGGGCAACATCGACGGCGCCGGCAACATCATAGCCGTCGGTGACAGCGACAACCATCACAAGCATTAACCCAAACATTCATCCAGCCCGCCGCGTGCGGGCTTTTTTATACCTGGAGAAATACATGGCCAAGATCGATACGACCGTCACTGAAGCGCAAGCGTCCTCTGAACCAGTAATTGCATCCTCAATGTTCTCATCGCCGGAGTTCTTGAAATTCCGCGACAAGCTCTACACGTCGCGACTATTGATCGTGCCCGGTACTGACCGTTCCTATCCGGTCGAGAAGGCGACGGTCGTTGTGCCGGTCTCTGACTTCGAGGCGGTCAAGTTCCTGAAAGCCAGCGAAGAATACGAGCCGTTGAAGGAGTGACGTAGATGATCGGAATGGATCGCCACACCGGCCTACCCATATCCGGCATCGAGCACCTGCGCCAATCCATTGCCGACATCTTGAGCACGCCGCTGGGTAGTCGTCGGCACCGCATGGAGTACGGCAGCAAGCTGCGGCGGTTTGTCGATTTGCCCGTTAACGAGGGCTGGAAAAGCGCCGTACAGGCTGAGGTCGCCCGCGCCCTTGGACGTTGGGAACCGCGTTTGAAGCTTGACCAGGCGCGCGTCATTTCCGTCATTGGCGGGCAAATCAATCTGCTAATCGTCGGGAAGTACCTGGGCGACAGCGTCACGTTGGAGGTGGCCGCATGAGTACCGTTGATCTGTCGTCGTTGCCGGCACCGACCGTGTTGGAGCCTCTGGACTTTGAAGAGGTTTATCAGGACGGGCTGGGCGTGTTTCGCGGATACATGGGTGGCAACTGGACGGCCGCGCTGGAAAGCGATCCTGTGGTCAAGACGCTTGAGGTCGGGGCTTATATCAAGGTCGGCAACCGTGCCCGGGTCAATGACGCCGGCAAGGCGCTGCTGCTGGCACACGCCATTCGTGGCGACCTCGATCACTTGGGTGCCAACGTCAATCTCAAGCGCCTGGTTATTCAGGCCGAGGATCTGCTGGCGGTGCCGCCGGTGCCCAAGGTCATGGAAGACGACGACCCGTTTCGCGAACGCATTCAGCTGGCCT